ATTATTAGGTTGAGCTGCAAAAAAACCGTTATCAAGAGCCAGAACATGAGCACACTTATGCTGATCAGGTATTTCGGAATGTTCAGTATCCAAGATATTAGGTTCTGGATGTGCCCAATCAATTGTAAATAAATATTGTCCATGAATAAATTTTTTATCCTTGCCTAAATATTTACAGCGTTGCCCGATTAAAAAATCAAAAGTAGTAATAGAAGGATAATAACTAAATGAATTCCATAGCTCAAGATCTTGGAGATCTGGATGTTCCACTTTTCCTTGATGCAAAGCATTGCTGTCTCCTCCTTGAATAAAAGCAGAGATAGGAAGCCGCCAGAATATTGCACCATTCGTAAGTAAAGCATGAAATAAGATTGCACGACCTGGAATGCTTGCAATACCAATAACCACACAGTCTTCAGTTTCACCTTGATGTTCTCGTAAGTCATATAAATATTCCCTTCTTATTTTACAATATATAGGTGGTATGTTAGCATTTAAATAAGACATTGCAAGTTAACATTTCCATCTACGTCTTGCCTGTCTTAATCTTGAATTAGGATCTTTTGCAGCATTTGGAAACATTTTCATTTGTCCTGCACTTCTTGCACAAAATGATTTTCTTCTTTTAGCTGATCTACTTCCTGGTTTAACTTTACCAGTTACTGCTGTGGATAATTTTGAACCTGGATTTTCTTTTCTATATCTTTCAACTCCAGCTTTTGTCATTCCAGCACCAGATTTTGTTGGTCTAAAATATTTTTTAGTTTTAGGAGGTTGTACATCTCCACCTCTAGCCATACCCTCTTTTTCTTCTTTATTTTCTTTTTCAACTTCTGGAGGAGGTGTATATCCAGTTTGAGTTGCTTGTGGAAATAAGGCTTGTGTATAATAAGTTTGTTCGTATGTTCCTGGCTTACCTTGATAAGCTTTAGATTTAATAGCTAAAGCTCCACCTAATGACATTTTTTTAACAGCTCTACCTGTTCCTCGCTTTTGGATACCAAAGCCAGACATTTTTATTTATCTATAAATAATGTTATATTTAATGCACTTGTATTTGCTGTTACACCAATACCATCAACAATAAATTTACCACCTCTAGCTGCGTATAAAACACCATCTTCTGGAAGATTTAAGGTTTCTGTTCCATTTGCTCCAACAGATACTGCAATATAAACTTCTGTATTAACTGAAGAACTAACAGTTGTAGGATTTGCTAAACCATTGATAATCGCTGTTCCAGAAGTACCAGTGGATTGAATCATAAATCCTCTAAGTCTTGTAGGACCTGTGAATAATACTGCGTTAGATGATGTACTAGCACATATGACTGGTTTTACATCTGATTTCATTTTTACTCCTTAATATTTAAGGAGCTCCAAAGAGCTCCTTAAAATAAATTAATTAACTTACTGTAGCACTAAATGGTGTTGCCACTGCTCCTGTAGCTCCAGATACTACTTCTACTTTATATCTGTTTGCTCCAATTACTGTAGCTCTAACACTTGCTCCGCCAACTCCACCTGTAGTCGTACCACTTAAAGTGATAGTGTCCGATGCAGTTGCTGTGCTAAATACTAATGCTGTAGTTCCAGAACCAAGAATGGCTGTTCCTACCATAGTATCATCAGCGTTTGCTACTTTTACAATAAAGTTACCTGTTACTGTTGTTGAAAGCACGAATTGAAAAGCTGCTCCATAATTATTAGATTGATTTGGATCAGTTGCATCACTTGGTGAACTTGTATTTACAGCTGGTAAAGTAAAAGTTGCTGTTGCTGTGCTTGTGTAATAGACTTGTTTTCCAGCATCATTTGCAACAGTTAATGTTTTTCCTACTGCTGTTGTTACTGAATTTGATACTCCAGCACTAATAAAACCTGCTAAAGATTTTACTGGTCCTGAAAAAGTTGTTTGTCCCATATTATTCTCCCGTATAGTGGTTAAGCTCTGTAGTCTCTATACCGTCTGTCTAGCCAGTCTACAAAACTAATTATATCTAGATTATTTATTATTATAAAAGAAAAAGGGGCCTGTGTAAACACAAGCCCCTTATCGTGGAAAGACTTAAATTATTAAGCCGCTCCTGGAGTTCCGAAGATTCCTCTAGGATCAGAAAAGCCGAAGCTGTATCTTTCTCTAGCTTTAAATCTAACGTTACCAGTATCAAAATCGCCTTCGATAGCTGTTTTGATTGGACTTCTAACGAATTCTTTTAATCCGTTAGGAGCGTCTGTAATGATAAAGAATGCATCTGTATCAGTTAAGAAGTGATTCACTCTGTAACCTTCTGGAATCATTCCCATATTCATCATTGCATTGATATCATTATCAGCTGTAGCAGTTCTAAGTGGAGATTTTAAAACTCTTTCAGCAGTAAATTGTAATTCTTTTGGAATAATCAATTTTCTACCTTGAAGAGCGATTTTTAAACCTCTCTCATCTACAAAACCTGCAATATCAATTAACGATTGTTCTAATGAAGTTTCGTTAAGATCCGCTGCAGTTGCTAAGATGTTTGAAAAAGTACCACCATTAGCAAGAGGGTGAGAAGCGTTCAATAAAGAAACACCATCACCTCCGTTGAATGAACCACTCGTATCAAATCCATTATTTAATACGTTAGCTGCAATTGTTTGTTTAGTTTGTGACATTGAACGAGCTAAAGCTCTAGTGTATCTAGAAGCTAATCTATCATACAAGTTATCTTCAATAGCTTCCTCAGTTATAGCAAATGCCAAAGCAATTGTTTGATGAGTGTATCTTGAAGTGTAGGCTTCAGAAGCTTGATCGAACTGCACTCCTGCACCTTCTTGTTTAATAGCAGCACCTGCGAAACCCGTTAACATTACTTCTTCTTCAAACGCTCTGTCTGAAGTTTCAGTTGTAAAGATTTCTGCGTGCTCGTTGTCGTATCTGTTGTATTCCAGGCCGAATAGGGCATTCAATCCTGGCTCTAGTTCTTTAACTAGTTGTGATCGTGATATAGCCATAGTTTATATTCTCCTATTATAGTCCTGAAGTAGCTGCCTTATAGAAGTGATTGTTAATTCTAACAAGCACGTTCGCATTAGACACAGCTACATCACTGTTAAGTACGTCACCTGATATATCAATTGCTTGAACTAAATATGTAGAATCAGTTCCTGAATTTGCTACATCTAATTGAACAAGGGATATACCTGTTGCAGTACTACCAGTTACGTTGTTGATTGAAAAGTTTTTAAAGATATCAGCAACTCCAAACACAGCGTTAGCGTTTACTTCAAATACCGTATCTGGTGCATCAATTACGAAAGCGACAAGGTCACTTGCGTTTATTGAGCTTGGTAAGAAGTTCGAAAACGTTGGTTTTTGAGTTGTTGGATCTGTATAAAAACAACCATTAAAAACTCCCACTGCAGGCGTAGCTGTGTTAGCAACTGCTCTTCCAATAGTTCCAGAAGCAAATGGTATAACCACATCTCCTTGAAATATTGCAGTGCTGTTATTAGTAGCTACTCTATATCTGTTTTGGGCGTTAATGAATGGACTACCGTTAAGTTGTCTACTTGGTCTAAGACCAAATCGTTCTGTTACGTTTGCCATTTATTTTATACTCCGTTTATTTTTAGTTTAATTTACAGTAGTTGACTTTTGCCAAAAAATTATGACTTACGTCCACCACCAAAAGTTACACGGGATTGCCTCTGAATATTCATAGGCATTCCTGGTCGTTGCTCCTTCATTAAATCGGCATCTATCGCTTTAATTCTATCCTGAGTAATTCTTTGAAAATACTCGGAACGACTTTTGACAATCTCTTCAGGTATCCTTGCCAACACAAGGCCGCCAACCCCAATTAACCCAGCATATTTTCCCTCAGCGATTACTGGATAATCATGATCACCTGCAGAATTTTTAATTTCTTCAGCTCTCACAAATTCCCAACCTTCTCTGAGTTTTTTAGATACGTTTGCCGTATCCTGAAAACCCTGCGATTCTGTTCTAATCCATCGATGAACAAAACCCGCTGGTGCTTTAGGTGCATCCAGACTTGACGGTGGAGTCCAAGGCTTCTTACGAAGATCCTTATTTCTTACTTCTGACTCGCGTGAAGTTCTATTATTTATTTTATCGCTCATTATACCTCCTTCACGTATTTAGCGTACTCTTCTAGTGGCACCCCTAATTTTTTAGCAATAGCCACCTGTGATTTGGTGAGTCTCACGGTTCTGCGTCCTGATTGTTTTCTACCAGCGGAAGCAACAGTTTGGACGGGTTTCCTGTTCTCCTCTGTAATCTCAACTTCTTGAGATTTTGCAAACTTATGAGGATATAAATCCTTCATACGTTTATCTACCTCATTATAGTACTCATCACTCTCTGCGTCAAACCCCTGACTTACCAAGTCTTCATGAAGCATAAATGCTGAGTTTGTCATGTATTTATCATTACCAAACCACTCATTTTTCTCAGCCCATGACTTAGCTTTTGTACTTGGAGTGATTGGTTGTTGAGGTATTTGTTGCACAGGTTGAGCTTTTTGTTGTTCATCAAAAGATTTTTTAGCTACCTCACGTTCGCTCATAACGATTCGTGCCTTTTCTTTTTCAACAGACAACCTAGTTAGTTCATCTTGTGCAGTTACAATTTGTTCCGCATCTTGAGACTCAATTGCAGTTTTTAATTTAGCTTTCGCTTGTGCACGTTGAGCATCAACTCTTGCGTCAAATTCTTTGATGTAGTTTGTATCTACATCCATATACTTAGATTCAGCATCTGAGTATTTTTTCTGTAAACCTTTAGCATATTCTAAAGCAGCTTTTTCTCTTCTTTCTGCTTCACGTATTTTATAAGTTAATTTATCAATACGTTTTTTAACGCTTTCAGTATACTGTTCTAGATTTTCACCTTCTGGTTTAGCTTCTGTTTTAGTTTCAACTTTAGGTTGATCTTCTATTTCTTCAACAGAAATTTTTTCTTTTTCTTTTTCTGCTTTACCATCGTGAGTTGTATATCCTAAATCAACTTCACCAACATTTAAGTTAGGAGCTTTTTTAGGGGCTTCCTTTTCTTTTATTTCAACAGATGTTTCATTAGCGTCATCTAAATCTAATTCAACTTCTGGTTGTTTTTTTGTTTCTTTATCCATGTTGTCCTCCTATTAGTACATGTGCAAAATATCGGAAGGGTTATCAATCTTAGCAATGATTTCATCATCATTAAGAATTCTAACTTCTCCTCCTTCTATTTTGAATCGGCTACCTGCATATCTGCCAAAGATTACCCAATCACCCTCTTTGCACCAAGGTCCTAATGGAAATTTATCTTTATCTCTAAAACAAAGATTTCCCATTTTAAGAACGTAAGCACAAACAGTTGTCATTTGAATTGTATCTTTAACGACATCAGATAGTATAATTCCACCTTTAGTTTGAGCTGGCCCAGCATAAGGTAAAACTAAAAGTCTCCAACCCGTAGGCTGAGGCATTCTTTCTAAAGTAGATTTATCTATTGAATTTGGATTGAGAACTTTCTCAACCACTTCTTTGTCTTGGTAAACGTCTTTTAATCCTTCTTGTATAGAAGGAATATCAGTTGTTACTGTCGTCGTCATCTTCACTATTCTCCCGTTTCAGCA